ATAGTATACATGCTTGTTAGTATTTACGTCAAGCTCTTTAATGATAGATTGAAATATAATCATTCAAACTCTTCCCCTTCCTCTTCAAGTTCTGTCAACCTACCAGTTCGACGGCTATAATACAGCCTACATGCAGGGCCTGTCAACCCTGAAAATCTATTTTTTATTACACGTACCGTTGTAGTATGCCTCTCCTTCTCATCCTCATGTTGACCATTCCTCTCCAATCCAATCACGATATCTGATAGCTGACCAATAGAAGCTGATCCTCTAAGCTGGCTAAGAGAAGTAGCTGCCCCTTCCTCATGACCAGCGGAGGAGGGCCTACGCAAGTGGGATACCAGAAGTAAACAGATATCTAACTCTTGCACCACTGTTCTAAGCTTGGTCATGATCTCATCAAGTGCCCTTCGCTCATCACCATGCTGCTGATCAGATACGATGATAGATACATGATCAAGGACAATATACTTACAACTCAATGCCTTGGCAAAGTATCTCACCCTCCCCACTATAGTATCAATAGCATTAGAACCAAAGTGATCATAGAAGAATAGCCTATTAGTTCCTAGTGTCTCATCAAACGCATCAACAAATTCCTCATCTTTTGCGTCAGCAAATACATCAGGAAGATGTAATGGTTTATCAACAGCCAAACTCATAATAGATAGCCCCGATCTTTTAGTTGATTCTTCCATAAACATCATACCTATATTATCGGGGGTACTATTTAATATATGATACACCATCTCTTTAATGAACTGTGACTTGCCAAGCCCTGCCCCAGCGGTGATAGTAACAAGCTCACCCATACGAATACCATAGGTTAGATTTTGTAGTCCATCATAAGGGTATGCAATAGCAGGGGTAACTATCCCTTCCATAATATCATCCCACATTTCAGAGCCAGCTATGATACCATCAGGTGTATATGTTTTAGCTGACCACCAATCCTTTACGAACTTACTCTGTTCCTTGTTCAACAGGTAATCATTGGCATCCTTGTATTGCATAGGCATGATCTTAGCCTTGGGGGACAAGACCTCTGCCACTTTCTTAGCTGCCTTGTTACCTGCATCATCATTATCAAAACAGATAACTACGTTATCAAATGATGTAAGGAAATCATAGTTCTTTGCAACATCTTTAGCTGCACCAGCGGCACCTGTCTTAACAGAAACAACAGGCCACTTCGATCCAAGCATTTGGTAGGTAGACAGGGCATCAATCTCCCCTTCACATAGGGTGATGTACTTACCTCCTTCTGCGAAACCCTTCTGCCCAAACAAAGTACTAGCCGCAACCTTCCCTTCAGAGTAGAAGTCTTTCGTATCCACTCGCCTAACCTTATTAGCAATATGAATACCAGCATCATCGAAGAGAGGGTAGAAATGTTTGTTACCTTGAACAGTAACCTCATACTTACGACAGGTAGCTTCTGTAATAGACCTGTCTGGAATATCTGTCAGTGTTCCCTTAGTAAGTATGGTGGTTTTCTCTTGCCGTTCTGTTTGCATATTCCCTCCTGTTCCACTAATGTGATAGGTACATCCAGGCGAGAAGCAATGTTCATTACCATTCGCCCATACCCCTACGTTGTCTCTTGAACCACATTCAGGACATGGCTCATGTCTTCGAAATAAAGGATCAGACATTTATTTCTTCCACCTTTGGCTCCTTTTCTATCTTGGTTAAATACTTAACTCCATTACTGTACTTGAATGCTCTGAGCTTGGGCCAGCAATCTGTCTTGTATTCACAGAACACACACACCCTAGCCAGTTGCATGTTACCAGACTTACCATCAGGTACAGGTTCTTTACAAGCCTTTGGTTTATTAACAGTGTCTTTCAAGAAGGAACGTATATGTTTTATCCTCCCCGCTGCATTGATGAGGTCAAAGTCCGTTACTTCTAACAGAGCAATGTCACCAGAAGATTTATTAAGAGCAAGGAAGTATCCTCTATCCTTACCCTCTGCTTCTACGTACCCACTGATCTGTCCGATGTAACCAAAGTCATCCTCGCCATCATCGAATCCTCTCTTGAACTTGCGGAAACTATAATCGCTACTGGACTTAACGTCAACCACTTCACCATCAATCTTACAATCCATGTGACCATCAACGCCAGAGATAGACACCTTCTTCTGTTCATCAGTGACACTGTGACCAGCTTCCTTAACAAGAAACAAGAGAAGTTCCTCAACAATAGAACCATATAAGAACCGCATCAACGTATTGAAAGACAATTCTCTTTCTTTCTTTGGGCCGTTGATGTCCATCCATATCTTACGATCTGCCCTTCCTATTAAGGACATACGTAGGTTTGGTCTAGTGCCTTGGTTCCTCTCTTGTTCAAGGTATCTTTTTAGTAGTTCAGTTGTGTTAACCAAGAAGGAATCCATGTTCCCTTGCTTAATCTTAGCAGGAGTTGTCATCCTCTTGTAGATATCAGGTATAACATCTTGTATGTTTTTCATCCTAATCTCCTCTAGTGTATAGCTGCCCCACAGCTTGATTAAATCATTGCTGCCCTCGCCCACTATACATCTTGACAATGCGGATACGTAAGCATCCATGCCAAGCCCCATACAACAGACTAGACTAGATTAAAAGTCGTCATCATCCAAGGCTGAACCATTGTCCTCAAATGGAACTAGGTTAGTAACCTGCATCTTATCTAACCACAGGGATGTGCCCCACTCTTTAACAAAGGGATGATCCTTATTGTAAGTAACTCTAACCCTAACATCAGAACCATTTCCAATTCTAGTATTAGGAACATCAAAAGGATTTTTATCCTCATCTATAACAGGTACTCCAACAACCCCATTAGGGTAGCCTTCTGAAATAGAATCTCTCTTCGCAAACTTAGTATGGGAAACTACATATGGACCCCCAGATGTATGTTCCTTACCATTTTTATTTACAGGTGGTTTAATTTTAACACCATTCTTTTCAAGCAATTCCACAGACTCATCTGATAAGTCTCCGATATCAACTTGAAAGCGGTTATTGTAATCATCGTGCTTGTGAAGGTGAGTCCAGTATGCTTTACCAGATATTACACCTTTTTCTTTTTGTTGTGCCATCATTATAATCTCCTTTCAATTAAGATTTCTGCACAGTACCATACTCATTTTAACCTGTCAAGAAAATTTTACTCACACAATACTGGGCTACAAGGATACTGTAGAACAACTCTCCCTTTGGGACAAACCTGTTAGAAACTTCAACAACATCTGCTTTATCTACAGCATACCCTGGTATTTCCCAGGCTTGGTTACACATACTATTAAGTACGAAGAAGGTAATATTATCTGCTCCTTTCTTATCAATTAATCTTTTCTTTCTGTGTGGTATGCGAACATCTTCCCATGCTTCAGGCCACTCTTTCTTCCAAGAGTATTTGATCTCAACCTCCCATCCATGACCATCCAGTCCTTCGATATCACAGTAGTATTGTTCTACATCTTTCTTTAGTCTATGTCCTTGCTTTTCTAAGTAGGTACGCATGATGTCCTTTGCTTTACTATCTGCCTTATCATACAGTGTCCTACTAAAAGGCTTTCGTATTGTAGTTGTCCTCATGTAAACCTCCTAATGTGTTTCAGCCCATGTTGTACCCATCGTTGCATCAGCATTCAAAGGAAGACGCATATCAAAGAACTCTCCTGTCTTCAGCATAGTTGTATCAGCTATCTTCATCAGTTCCTCCGCATGTTCCTTCCTCACCTCATATTGTTGCTCATCATGGATTGTATTAACAAGATGTGCATCTAACTTTCTCTTCTGTATCTCATCGAAGAGATAGATAGACCATTGTTTACAAACGATTGCACCACCACCTTGAAGTAAAGTATTAAGTGCAGCCCTAGCCTGTCGAATCCAAAGTCTCCTCCCATCTATACCCCTTATGTAACCTCGACTAGCTTTTCTTCGAACAGCTTCGATCAAGTTACCAAGCTTTGGTACATTATGCAAGAACTTTTCTTGAATTTCTTTTCCTTGCCTACTGCTACCATTAATGATTGAACCTATCTTAGCTGCCCCAGCCCCGTAAAGCAGAGCATAGATGAATGTCTTAGCTTGCGCCCTAGTCTTCAGCCCCGCTGCATTCTGATTGTAGGTATGAGGATCGCCATCTATAACCTCACTAATAAAGTTATCATCCTGCATGTAGTGGGCTAACATCCTCAACTCTAATCCTTTAGCATCCATACCTACCAAGCAGTGAGTGTTAATATTCTCTACAGTCCAACAACTTCTAAGCTCTGAACCATATGGTTTGTTGGATGATACTATGTTGGCAAGGTTAGGTTCAGCATGGGTCATACGTCCTGTCACTGCACCCATAGGAAACACCTTGCCATGTACCCTACCATCAGGAGCCAGAGCATCAAGCCATCCTTCCACTGTCTTTACACGGGTCTCCAACATCTTCCACTTAGCTAGGTTTCTAATGGAAGAAGGGGCATCAGATGATACAGTCTCTAAATTTTTCTGTGTTATCTTTGCTTGTCCCTTCTCTGTAAATTCCACTGGCTTCCAACCAAACCTCTCCATCCTGTTGATGATTTGTTTAGGTGAGCCAAGATTAAATGGTTCAAAGGATATCATGCTGAAGGGACCACCAACAGTTTCATGTGGTCTATCAATAGCTTGCAACCCAGTAGCAGAAAGGCACCCATCCTTTTTGTATCTTGGTGTAACCTCTCTCAACAAACGAACAGAAGGTTTAATCTCCTCCCTAACCTGTAATAAAATCTCATCCGATTTTGATTTTATTTCTGATAGAAGTATATGTGTCTTCTGTTCATTGAGATAGAACCCTTTCCTTTCCTGTTGTGCAATGATATGTTTAATCGTATGCTCTAACTCAATAGACCTATCAGAAAAATCTTCCTTCTCACTATTAACTAGATGATTATAAACCTGATTGGTTAACCTAACATCTTGCATACAATAGGATATCATATCAGGTGAAATCTTAGACCAGTCAGTATGCTTACCCTTCTCATTCTTTAACCTGATACCCCACTGTTCTAGTGAGTGACCACCCTTCCTTTCAGGGTTGAACAGAGTGGAAAGAACAAGAGTATCTTCAACCTTTCTATAATCAATATCAATATCCCATAGTTCTTTCAACCAATGCAGATCAAACCCTAAGATATTGTGACCAATAAATATATCTGTCTTTGCTATGGTGTTTAACAATTCTTCTCTGTTGAAACACACCTTAACAAAATCAGAGTTGACATCTTTACAGGCGGCAAGCCATATCTTGGTAGCATCTAAGCCGTCTGTTTCAATATCAATTATTGTCTTGTTCATTAAGAAGTTCCCTTGCCTTACTAACTTCTTTTGCCTGTTGTTCTAACATATCAATACGATTTGTTAGATATTCTAACACAGTTTTTCTCTTTAGTCTAAGCGTACCTACAGGATTCTTTTCTTTTAATAACTCATGCTCTCTCTGTAGTACTTCAATTATTAATTCTCTAAGCATGATGCTTACTCCTTTTTCTGATTGTCTTTATTGGTTTCAATTATTTCTTTAGCCCTTTCTTTTGTAACAGCATCACCAAAGATACCTAGTCTATCGATGATTACCTGTGGTAGTACACCATACATGGCACATCCAAAGGCACTGTCCATAGTACCATGAGCATAGGTCTTACCATTAATTATATAATGACCGGACTCTGCATTATAATTACAAGTATTATATAACTGGAAAGCCTTAGCTGTTAAGGCACCTGTTATGATAGTTATAACTACAATACTTACCATAGTATATTTTTTATTTAGGCCAGCCATAATATTCTCCTATATTTGTCCACCTTTTATCTGATCCATCAACAGCCTTCATCAGATTATCAATTGAACTTTGTGATAACTGTTTCATTTCTTCTATGATGTCATGTAGTTTATGTATTCTAGTGTATGCCTCGTTCAATTGCATCTGAAGTTCAGCAACATTATTACTCAGTATCTCATCTGTAGTTCTAACACTAAGATTATCATAAGTACTGTTCATTTGAATATCTCCTTGAATTGTTTCGTATACATCCTTGTTTTGTTCACCATGTTTACTAACCCACTCATCAAGAGACATGAAGGATGCATCCTCCTCCATATCCATCAACCAACTCTTAGCCTTTCCCATCTTCAACCTCCATTTATTGTTTGCTCCTTCCACCATGCAGGTTCTGATGTACCCTTCTCCCATTTAGCAAAGTAAGACTTCTCTGCTTTATAATAATTACGATACGCTTCAATGCTTGGTTGCAAAATTTCCCAACAATCTCTGACAGGATCAAAGCGAGGCCATCTATGCTTTATAAAATCCTTCTCGTACCATAGAGGATCATCATAAAGACCTGCTACTTTGTACTGATCTGGCATACACTGTGGCAAATGTGTCATGTTATGCCATCTATTAATTTTTATGGGATGATACCACAAAGGTTCTACTAGTTGTTCACATTTATGCGTTTTGTTATATCTTTTTTTGTATTCTCTTAACAGAGAGACAAATAATTGATACAACCATCCATAATTGTGGCGTGTTTCTCTAACCCACACATTGCTGGGATGGTTCTTATGCGTTGCTTTATATATTTTCCAATTAGTTAAATCCCACTGTAGTCCACAATCCTTCCCGTCTAATACATGGTGAGCAGTTGATAGCATTTGTGCGCTTTCCAATACCATCTTAACGACATGCTTATCACAGTGCATACGTGCGGCGTTAAAGGGGTTACTATCTAACATGAATATATTCATTTAGATTCCTTCACTTCAGTTATAATCCAGAAGTATGGGTTGCAATAGTCTTTCCTCTTTATTATTTTATAATTTTCTACCAGTTCAGGCATGAACTTCTTCTCCCATACCATGAGCTTACCATCATATGCCCTCACTACTTGTTCTTTAGTCATGGTCTAACCCTTCCTCTGTGTTATGAAAGTATTCTTCAAGACCCTCTTGAATACTTTCCTCTTCAGTTTCATAACTCTGCTTAGGTTGTTTTATTCTTTGTCTATACTTGTTGGTATGTAAGTCCTTAACAACGGCGTTGTATTTCCATTGTTTCTTTTTAGATATCTCTTTCATTGTCCTCTCTCCTGAAGGTATGATAGGTCAGTATTCCACCTATCATACCTGTTGTCAACAACTAACTTATTTGAGAAATAAGTATGATGAGGCATACTAATTCGAATATTAGGAATGCCTCAATCATCAGGCAGCTACCAGTTGTGCGAATTGATTACTGCTAACCCACTTACTGACCTCATGCTCACGGTTCCACATTGAAACAGCTTGAGTATCATGACCTGTATTTCTCAGGCTGAACCCATTCCTATCATCAGCATAGGTACTGTAGTTTGTCATAGCAGAGTACAATGCATACACATTAGAACCTCTGACTGCTGCCTCTTCATGATACAAGTTCAACATCCTATCTGCTTTACGTTCAGATGGAATGAGGGACTCCAACATCTGCTTGATTTGCCAAGTGTTTGTTGGGGTATCTGCCCAAACTTGCAGCCTCTTACCATGCTCATAGAATGCATCCTTAGCAACTCGTAACTCATCAATGAAGAAGGCAAGGATAAAACCACTAGTATTCTTTCTCTTTACCTTATCCCATTGACCACTGATCTGCCCATTAGTGCAGAAGTATTCAATACCACCAAAGTACACTTGGTTGGAACAGCTACCATCAATACCGTGTAAGGCAATAGCTCTCCAACTAACATCAGTTGAGAAGCCTTTGTTAGTTGTGATGTTTACCTTCACTTCAGGTAGCTTAACGTCCATCAATGCCCAAGCATTATTCCTTGCAACTCTGAAGTCACAAGAAGCATTGATCAGATGCTGTTGTGGTAGCTCTTCTATCATAGTATCTTGTACTTGATAAAAGAAATCTGGATGAGATACACAATTAAATGTATCTCCTACAGTATCAAGGTACTCACCTGTCATACCATTCACAACGTATTTTTTATGAGATACCTTAGTAGGTTCAAACACAACATCGAAATCAATATTGTTAGGCATAGTACCAAACGTATTCCTTGATAGGTTTGCGTTTAGTTCTATTATATTATTCATATGTTAGTCTCCTTTCAGTTAAGATTAACCCGTTAATACCATTATATATGTGCCTTATATCACATCCTTTCAAGGGGTGCAAGTCCTAAAGTATATGTTTCCAATAGGAATCTATTAACTCCTTGATTTTACTATGCTTTTCATCCTCACTTTCATCTTCGATGATATCAAGCCAAGCCTCTTTCAACTGACCTCTATGAAATCTGTCGATGCGTTGACCAATGTCTATCTCTACTGATATCATAGCTTGGTTACTTTCTGTGTGTTGAACTCTGCATAGTAGTCGGACATGATTGTACGTTGACGATACCAGCGTAGGGCATTGCCTTTATGCCGATAGAAATGTGTCTTGTATACGTACCACATACCATCCCATTCAGATTGACGATACTGATTTGAATACCATACCTCTTCCTCATTTACAACCAGAGGAGCGGGTAGACTATAGTTTTTATTGATCATAGCTAGTTCCCTTCATGTTTAGCTTGTTCAACTTGGAGTTGCAGCCATTCCACAACTCTCTCTGCATCCAGCCATCTGACTGGCTCACAGTCCTTGCGGTCGAAGTTGAATGCTTCAACCGTACCTTCATCTCTAGTACCAGATATACTAAACCCAGTACTCCCTTGTGACAGACTAACCATCTTTCCATTAGGTAGTCTTAGTAGTATGTTAGGGTACTTCATCCTTTAGCTCCTTGTCTATCATAACCTCTAGTATAGGTACACCATAAGGTAAACCTACACCATGCTCATATCCTACTATGATGAGTGCTTCATGAACAGTATGGGCAGCTATAAACCTATAGGTATGAACCCCTGGCTTATCCTTATGCCCTTGGTATTTTATCTTATATAGATACTTCATCTTCATATCCCTTTTTATCTCCCATATCATCACAGTATATTTCCAAATGCTTGACCATTTTCTTATCATACTTGTCAGCTATTTCTTTAGCCTCTTCGTAATAACCTGCATAGTCAATTCTTTTCCAGCGTTGGCTTAGATATTGCCAACCAAACACATGATATTCAACCATGTGTCTATCTTCACAAGGGATCATAAGATCATAGTAGCCGTCTTCTGTATCCCTTATATCATTATCAAACACGGGCATAACAAAGGAAAACTTTGTTACTTTACGAGTTATATATTTAGGCATTTCTTAATTCCTTTCTAATGTTTCGGATAACTAATGTTAGGTACAGTCTTATCCCAACATAGGCGACAGTCTCCACATTTACCACCCCTGGTATATGCTCTGCATTCCTCACCTATCCATTCCTTGCCAGGGTCATGTACTGTACTAGTCCACGGCCATTGCTTAGTTGCTTTACCATTCACCTTGGTTCCACTAATCCTAATCACCATGTTGTCTGGTATAGCATCCATGCCATATGTCTTGGCAAATTCTCGCATTAGTTGTGGTTCCTTGGTAGGCAACCAATATTTAATCTTAGGCGTTTGCCTAGCTACTGCCAGAATATTGAGTAGATGCTTCATGGATTGTACATCACCACTATCATGCCAGCGAAAGTATTTCTCCTTGGCATGTACTATTTGACGCACCATAGCATCCACCCACTGTCCATGATACAGCGATGCTAGTCTTTTCTTTTGAGACTTGGCTACACTGGGAAAAGTATAGTTACCTTTCAGAGCATAGCAGTCATAGCATACTGTACCTAACAGCTTGGCTAGGATACTGCCTACGTTACAGGATGCTGCCGGTATACCGTAGGATTTTCCAGGCATTTTGCTTGGGTCACCTAGTGTACCGGCAATCTCCCTTGCCGCTTTTAGTGTCATTAATTTCATATCATATAGTCCCTTTCCTTATATGATATAGGAATGGTTCATGTTAATTCAAGTAGGTATTCACGCTTTCTATTATAGTGATATCTTTCATCCTTCACAAACCAAGTACCATTATGATCCACCCATGTGACCCAGTCTCTAGGCTCCCATCGGGCAGTAGTCACAGGTGGTGCAGGAAATTCTGCATCCCAATATGGATGTCCACCATTATTGAACACCTGTAGCTTTATAGCTTGTGTCAATTCACCCATTGGCATATCGCATTTTGCGTAGGCGTCTATAAGTTACTTGACGCCAACGTAACGAGGATGACTTAGGAGCTAGTCGAGTGTACTTAGTCTCTACACTTTCATCGCCTCGTATATCAGTTACTGCCAGAGCCTTCTTATGGAATGGCAGGCCAGTGTTCCAGTACCAGTAGGATTTATGGAGAGTTAATACTATCCCTCTGGCTGTGAAGTATACCTTGTACCTTTTCAAGTCTTGGCGTACACGATATACATTAGCACCTAGTGCTTTGATCTTTGTTCTCACTCTGTTCTCCTATTGGTTGCAATGTTTCAATACTACTCGCTTCACTTCACTATACACATAATCCTTTTCCCATAGTGGGAATTCCTTGGCCGCATCGCTCTGGATATTCCGCATGGTCCAACCTTCTGACGGTTTGGCCGCATGGATTTGCTCCAGGGTGAATTCTCTAACGGCGACTAGGCCGTAGAGTCTACGTGCATCCACGATATGGTGCATTAGATACCTCCATTAACATCCGCTTCGCATTAGGCAGGGTGGGACGTCACCCATATGGTGCAGGGACAATGCAGTTTCTTACGGGCGTGCGACAACGCCGCTCCCTTGTCCCTGCCTTGCCTTAGAGCTAGCAAGGCGGTCGCAATAGTGAACCTGCACTATGCAGGCGGTAATTTCCTTTTCACCTTATTTGCAATCGGGCGTTTCAAATCAGCCCGACTAGCATAACCCAGCATGTTCCGCCAATGGCGGTCAATATGATACCGCTTTTGACGTGCGGCCCGCTTTTCAAAGCGTGACATAGCTCACCTATCAAACCCGCATAAGGGGGGCAACCCTTGGGCATAATGCCCGTTTTCAACTACACAATAGAGATAAGAACAAAAAATAGATATTCAAGGGCACAATGAAAATAAATTGAAAATAAATGCTAAGTCATTGAAAACATTAGGAAACAAAATTCATGTTCCTATTCTGTTCTATTCATGGCTTGTGTGTAGTTGTACATATAAACATATCCTTATATGATAGGGCATTAACATATTGATATATAATGAACTACCATATATCGGAATGATATATATCAAGCGAGCATATACCATCCCAGTACCCCTATGTTGGTCCAGTATACTCCATTCCGTCATATATCGAATTGATATACCCCTAAGATAACCAGACTAACATATAAAGATATGTTTATGTATGCATAATCTCTTGTTCACCTTT